CATATGCACCAAAGAGATCGTTCCTTGAACGTCTAGAAGAGATGTCCAATGGAGAGGAAGCAGAACGAAGAGTTGCGATGAAACTTCCTCGCATGTCGTTTGAGATAACCTCTATAGCATATGACGCAACAAGACAATTGCCTAAAGTAAATGGTTTCGGTGGTGTGGTATCTTCGGACAATAACTCACAGAGAAAAATGTATGTGGGTGTCCCTTATAATGTCTCATTCTCTTTAGCAGTTTATGCTAAATCCCAAGATGACGCATTACAGGTAGTCGAACAGATTATACCATACTTTGCTCCGCAATACACATTATCGGTGAAACCTTTTGCCGACCAGCCAGATATCAAAGAAGATGTTCCAATTGTCCTTTCGGGACTAGACTTTCAGGATGACTACGAGGGTGCTTTAGAACAAAGGCGAACCATCATATATACCCTGAACTTTGAAATGAAGATAAATTTCTATGGGCCGGAGTTGACACAGAACATTGTTCGCGAGGTAAATACAAACCTGAACTTAATAAGCGAAGAAAACCCTCTTCTGGAAACGATAAATACTATCTCAGACCCAATTGACGTTAGTCCGGATTCTGATTATGGATTCGAAACTAATATAATTTTCCCAGAGTAATCAGGAAATACATCGTGAAAGACAATACCAACCCACCAGCTTTGTTTGATGACGAGCAGAAGAAGAACTTTGTTCATGAGCAGGACTATGAGTACTCTCGTGACACCTACTATGACCTAATTGAAAAAGGTCGTGAGTCTCTAGAACTCATGATAGAAGTCGCACGTGAGAGTGAACACCCTCGTGCGTTTGAGGTGCTGTCTGGTATGATCAAGGGTATCGCAGATGTCAATGACAAGTTAATGGATCTTAACAAGAAACAGAAAGAACTTACCAAAGAAGACAAACCGGCAGAGTCAACTACCAATAACAACCTATTCGTCGGTTCTACTACAGACCTTCAGCGCATGCTGTTGGGAGATGAGAAAGTAATTGATCAAGACGAAGATGAATGAGTTCCTATACTAAGAATTCCTACCTAGGTAACCCACAAGTCAAGCGAGACGGTGTCGCTGAAGAGTGGGACAAAAAGAAACTCCGCGAATATCGTAAGTGTATGAGGGAACCAGCATATTTCTGTAGGAAGTATGTCAAGGTCGTGCACCTAGATAAAGGGTTGGTACCGTTCAAACTGTATGATTATCAAGAGAAGATGTTTGACCACTTCAACGATAATCGATTCTCTATTGTCTTGGCTTGCAGACAGTCAGGTAAGTCTATCTCTTCTGTGGGATACCTTTTATGGTATACTCTATTTCACCCCGAAAAGACTATCGCAATCCTTGCAAACAAAGGTGCCACTGCACGTGAGATGTTGTCTCGTGTGACTCTCATGTTAGAGAACCTACCGTTCTTTCTACAGCCTGGGTGTAAGGCACTCAACAAGGGTTCTATCGAATTCTCTAATAACTCTCGAATCATTGCATCTGCCACGTCCGGTTCTTCTATTCGTGGTATGTCAGTTAACTTACTATTCCTAGATGAGTTTGCGTTCGTAGAGAATGCAGCAGAGTTCTATACATCTACCTATCCAGTAATCTCATCTGGTAAAGATACAAAAGTTATCATAACAAGTACCGCCAACGGTATTGGCAATACCTATCAAAAGATATGGGAAGGTGCGGTACAAAAGGTCAATGAATATAAACCATTCCGTGTGGACTGGTGGGATGTGCCAGGCCGTGATGAGAAGTGGAAAGCACAAACAATCGCTAATACATCCCAACTACAATTTGACCAAGAGTTTGGTAATACTTTCTTTGGTACTGGCAATACTCTTATTGAGGGTCAAGTACTTCTTGATTTACGTGCTAAAGAACCTAAACGTAGACTAGAAGGTGGAGATTTATTAGTCTATGAAGATGTTATTGAAGAACACCAGTATATCATGACCGTAGATGTTTGTCAAGGGCGTGGTCAGGATTACTCTACATTTAATATTATTGATGTCTCAGTGCAACCTTTCAAGCAAGTATGTGTGTACCGTAACAACAAGATATCTCCGATACTGTATCCTAATATAATATACAAATATGCAAACGCATATAACGAAGCATACGTTGTTATCGAAAACAATGACCAAGGGATGGTTGTTTGTGTGGGACTGTACCAAGATCTTGAGTACGAGAACATCCACCTAGAGTCTGCCATCAAGGCGAATGCCATTGGTATTCGTATGGATAAGAAAGTGAAAAGAATGGGATGTTCTTCTATCAAGGACATCATCGAAAACAACAAGATAGAAATCGTCGACGAAAACACGATCATGGAAATCTCTACGTTTACATCGAAAGGAACTTCCTATCAAGCCAGTGACGGTAACCACGATGACCTAATGATGAATCTGGTGATGTTTGGGTACTTCGTTGGAACGCAATCGTTCGCTGATGAAACAGATGTTAATATTAAGCAGATGTTATTTGACCAGAGAATGAAAGAAATTGAAGACGACTTACCACCGTTCGGTATCATAGATGATGGTAGCGACTATGTCCCGACTGAAGAAAGGCATGACCCTTACAGCATGGACTGGACGGACTATGAACCAAGTGATGTTTGGTAAACTTACTAAATGTATAAATAGTTACATTGAACGAAATCTCCGTATTATGTTTAACTTATTATACCTTAACTAGAAAAGGACACTATCATGACTCTTAAATTTTCTGAGTCACCAGCACTACAGATTAAAGAAATAGACCTAACAGGAACAGTCCCTGCGGTCACTTCTACAACTGGTGCATTAGTAGGTGACTTTAATTGGGGCCCAACAGGACAACCAGTATTAGTCGGTAATGAAACCGAACTTGCTCGTGCCTTCGGTAACCCTACATCAGGAGATGCGAATTCGGCAGATTTTCTGTCCGCATCATATTTCCTAAAATATTCCTCATCCCTTTATGTTGTTCGCGCAACTAAGACAGGACAGAAGCATGCTTCTGACGCCAGCGAAAATACCGACGCCACATTTACAGCAAAGAACCCAGGCGAACTAGGTAACGATATTGAAGTATCAGTATGTCAAAGCGCTGACTGGGACAGTTGGGAGCACAGTTCGTTGTTCGATTCTGCTCCAAGCGAATCAGATGAACTACACATTGTTGTAGTATCTGGTGGTGACGTTGTAGAAACATACGACTACGTATCTAATTCTTCTGATTCCACCAGTAAAGATGGTGCTAATAACTTCTTCGCAGATGTCATTAACGCAAGAAGCTCTTTTGTAATTACGAACGCGACAAGTTTAAGCGGTGGTGAGTACCCACTTTCTGGAGGAGACGACGGTAATGGCGCTGTAAACTATCAAAGTGGATACGACTACTTCAAAAACAAAGATGAAGTCCAAGTAGACTTTCTAATCGCACCAGCTGGTGACGCTACGCAGGGCACATTTAACGCTGTAATTGCTGTCGCAGAAGAAAGAAAAGACTGTGTTGCAGTAGGTTCTATAGAAAAGAGTACTCTTTCTTCTTTAGACAGTACTTTCGATTCAGGACTAACTCGTTCTTCATATGCAGTTGTAGACGCTAACCACATTAAAGTCTATAACAAGTATCAAGACAAGTATGAGTGGATCCCTGCCGCATCATCCACAGCTGGCGTAATGGCAGCAACTGACAACGTATCTGCACCTTGGTTCTCACCAGCAGGTTCACGTCGTGGACAGTATGTCGCAGTAACCGAACTATGGATTAACCCAAGTAAGACCCAAAGAGATATCCTATACAAGGGTGGTGTAAACCCAATCATCTCTAAAGTAGGTCAGGGTATTATGTTGTTTGGTGACAAGACTCACTTGGCACGTCCGTCTGCATTTGATCGTATTAACGTCCGTCGACTATTCTTAGTCATCGAACGCGCCATCTCAGCAGCAGGTCAAAACGTAATGTTTGAATTCAACGATGAGTTTACTCGCGCAGAATTCGTAAACATCGTGGAACCTTTCTTACGAGAGATACAGGGTCGTCGTGGTATTACAGACTTCCGTCTTGTTTGTGACGAAACAAACAACACACCAGAAGTTATCGACCGAAACGAATTTATCGCTTCTTGCTTCATCAAACCAGCACGTTCAATCAACTACGTTACTCTAAACTTCGTAGCTGTTCGAACTGGTGTAGAGTTTGAAGAAGTAGTCGGCACAATATAAGGGGAAATAATCATGTCATTAAGAGTAGATGATTTCAAAGCAAAACTAAAAGGTGGAGGAGCACGTCCTAACTTATTCCGTGCGACCGTAAACTTCCCAGCATATGCCGGTGGTGATGTAGAACTAACATCTTTCATGTGTAAAGCTGCACAATTACCAGCATCTATCATGGCGGTAATTGAAGTGCCTTTCCGTGGTCGTCAGTTGAAGATTGCAGGAGACCGTACGTTTGAACCGTGGTCAGTAACAGTACTAAACGATACTGACTTCACAACACGTAACGCCATGGAAAAGTGGATGAACGGAATGAATGGTCACAGTGCAAACACTGGTATCACGAATCCTGTCGCTTACCAAGCAGACTTAATTGTCGAGCAGTTGGACAAAGATGGTTCAGTTCTTAAAACTTATAACTTCCGTGGTTGCTTCCCGACTAACGTCTCAGCAATCGATGTAAGTTATGATACTAACGATGCTATCGAAGAGTTTACAGTAGAATTCCAAGTTCAATATTGGGAGTCAGATACCACTAGTTAATGGTATTATAAGTATATGAATGGGGGTGGTTCTCTACCCCCTTTTATTATCAGAGGTTTATATGGCAGACAATAATGTATTTAAAGCATTTGGATTTGAGCTTAAACGAGTCAAAGACAAAGGTATAGAAGGTGACAAGACTCCGTCTATCGTTCCTAAAGTGGATGAAGATGGTGCTGGATACGTTACTGCGTCCGGTTCTTACTTTGGTCAGTACATCGACATGGAAGGTACTGCCGCAAAGGATAACCAAGAATTAATCAAGAAATACCGAAACATGGCAGAACACCCAGAGTGTGATGCTGCAATCGAAGACATCATCAACGAAGCAATCGTTTCGTCTGAATTGGAAAGCTCTATCAGTGTCAATCTAGATAAGGTTGAGGCTCCAGATAAAATCAAGAAATCCATCACCGAAGAATTCAATGGGGTCGTTGCCATGTTGAATTTCGAAGAGTATGGTCACGATATGTTCCGTTCATGGTATGTTGACGGAAGAATATATCATCACCTAGTAGTAAACGAATCCAATCAGAAGGGTGGTATTGTCGAATGCCGGCCTATCGATTCTACTAAGGTTCGTAAAGTCAAAGAGGTGCAATACAAAAAAGACCCGAAGACAGGTGCGAAGATTGTCGATAAGACTAATGACTTCTACATCTATCAAGAGAGAGCAGGCGCCAATAACGGCATCAAACTGACTCCGGATTCTGTTTCGTATGTCACTTCAGGTCTTCTAGATACCAGTAAGAAACGTGTACTGTCCTATCTACAGAAGGCAATGAAACCAGTAAACCAGTTACGTATGATGGAAGACTCTTTGGTCATCTATCGTATGGCACGTGCACCCGAACGTCGTATCTTCTATATTGACGTGGGTAACTTACCGAAAGGTAAGGCAGAGCAACACCTAAAAGATATCATGTCCCGTTATCGCAACAAGATTGTGTATGACGCAAACAGTGGTGAAGTTAAGGATGATCGAAAGCATATGTCTATGCTCGAAGACTTCTGGCTGCCACGTCGAGAAGGTGGTCGTGGTACAGAGATAAGTACTCTACCAGGCGGTGAAAACCTAGGGCAGATTGACGATATCATTTATTTCCAAAAGAAGTTATATCGTTCACTGAACGTCCCAATGTCTCGTTTGGAGCAAGAGTCTCAGTTCTCTTTGGGTCGTACTACAGAGATCAACCGCGACGAAGTCAAGTTCCAAAAGTTCATTGACCGTCTGCGTAAAAAGTTCGCCCACCTGTTCATTGGTATCCTGAAGAAGCAACTACTTCTTAAAGGTATATGTACAGAACAAGACTGGGATGAATGGAAGAGTCAGATACAAGTTGACTTTTCTAGAGACAACCATTTCACTGAAATGAAGGACGCTGAACTTCTACGTGAACGTCTACAGACTATGGACCAGATCTCTAGTTATGTCGGTGAATACTTCTCACGTGAGTGGGTAATGAAGAACGTAATGCTTTTCAACGATGAAGACATAAAAGATATGTCGGATCAAGTTGAATCAGAGAACTCAAAAGGTGACGGGGAAGAAGAAGAAGAGTACTAATGAGTTATAGAGACTACGTAGCACAACACAGCGATTTAAACTGGGACGGTCAAGAAGATCGTTTCGATGACTTTGAAAAAATAGGATTAGATGATGAGTGAATTAGATTTAGCGGTAGAACAAGAAGTTGAAGCAAACCCAACACTAGACTTAGTTAATGCCTTGGGTGTGGCTGACTTCACTAATGCAGAGACTATGTTTAAGGACATCTTGGCTTCCAAGGTACAAGATACTTTGGATGCAGAGAAAGTTGCTGTCGCCGACCAGATGTTTAATGGGATAGAACCAGAACAACTAGAACTGAGCGACGAAGAAGTTGATGCTGCCTTCGATCAAGAGTTTGAAGCGGAGTTTGAACAAGAAGAGATTTCTACAGAAAGTGAAGAAAGCGAATAAATTTTCGTTATAAATACTTTTTTGTATAAATACTCCTAAACGAGGACTAATTGTGAAAACATTTAAGGATTTACGGGAAGCTAAAGATAAGGTCGTCTTCAACAAAAAGATGTCCAAGTATCCTGTCGTTATCACAAAGACTAGTAAAGGATTTCATCTGTCTATAGATGGAGATTCTGTCGACACATTCAAGTCGCAGAAAGAAGCGGAATCAACCGCGAAGCAAGTCCTCAAAGACTTAGGTAAGTAAAATGAAACTTATTAGCGAATACGTAGAAAACGACGTACAGTGTATCGTCGAAGCTAAAGATAATGGTGAGAAGAGTTACATTATTGAAGGTGTATTTGCGCAAGCAGACAAAAAGAATCGTAACGGACGTGTTTACCCGAAGGCCATAATGGAGTCTGCGGTAGGCAAGTACGTTGAAGAACAAGTTAGCAAGAAGCGTGCCGTGGGTGAATTGAATCACCCTGAAGGACCAACTGTTAACTTGGACAAGGTTTCGCACCTCATCACAGACCTTAAACTAGAAGGTAATGATGTGGTCGGAAAGGCACAAATATTAGACACTCCTATGGGTAAGATCGTAAAAGGTCTCTTAGAAGGTGGTGTCCAATTAGGCGTGTCAACTCGTGGTATGGGAAGTCTTGAGAGCAAAAATGGCGTCATGTACGTCAAAGAAGACTTTATTCTTAATACTGTAGATATTGTACAGGATCCAAGTGCACCTGAAGCTTTCGTTAATGGGATTATGGAAGGTGTCGACTGGGTATGGAATAACGGAATTCTGCAACCTCAAGTCATTGAAGAGATAGAGACTGAAATCAAGCAAGCACCGATTGCACATCGTCCAGAAGTGCAAATACGTGAGTTCAAGAATTTCCTCTCGTTAATCAAATCTAAACTATAAGGAGTCATCTATGACTGATCTTAATCAAGAAGTCGAAGCTGAAATCCGCGATACAGATGTTGAAACTAACGAAATCGTGGAGGAAACTCTCGAAGAAGCACAAGCCCCTAAAGCTAGCGCTGTGAAGACCGACGCTCAAGCAGTATCAGAGCCAGAGTCAATCGCATCTGTAGACAAAGCGGCAAACGCAACTTCTAAGGCTTCATTACCAAAAACTAAGGCAGGTATGATCAACGCAATGTACCAGTCCTTAAATAAAATGAAAAAGGGCGACCTACAGGCTGCCTATTCTAAAATGATGGAAGGTACTGACCTAGAAGACGTTATTGCAGAAGAGACAGACACACAGTCTGAACTTGCAGCAATCGTTGACGGTGAAGCAACTCTATCAGAAGAGTTCAAGGAAAAGACATCAGTAATTTTCGAAGCAGCTGTTAAAACAAAGTTGTCCGAAGAAGTTACACGTCTTGAAGAGCAATATGCTGAAGAACTTGCTGAAGAAGTCGAAACGATTAAAACTGACCTAGTCGGTAAAGTCGATTCTTACCTTAACTATGTAGTTGAATCTTGGATGGAAGAGAACAAGTTAGCAATTCACAACGGTCTACGTACCGAAATTGCTGAAGGGTTCATGGACAAGATGAAGGACCTATTCGTAGAGTCTTACATCGAAGTACCAGAGTCTAAGGTAGACCTAGTTGACGAACTTGCAGGCCAAGTGGAAGATTTAGAAGAGAAGCTAAATACTACTACTGGTGATGCAATTTCACTTGCTGAAGAACTAGAAGCTTACAAGCGTGAGTCAATCATCGCTGAAGCAACTCGTGAACTGGCAGACACCCAAGCGGAAAAGTTAAAAGGACTATTAGAGTCAGTTGAATTTGAAAGTGAAGAAGCATTCACTGCAAAAGTAACTACTGTTAAAGAGTCATACTTTTCAAAAGAAATCCCAGAGCAAATCGAAGAATCAGTAGTCGCAGATGACGCTGAAGAAGAAGTTGAAGTATCTTCTATGATGGAAGGTTACATCTCCGCTCTAAGAAAAACCTCTAAGAAATAAGGAATCTAACAATGAACAATTCATACGATCAATTGATCGAAAAGTGGGCGCCAGTTCTTAACGAAGAATCAGCTGGTAA